CATCATCACCGAGCCCGCGCCTGTCGAACCCCCGGCGCCGGAGCCCATCCACGAGCCCATCCCCGAACCCGTCGCGCCCGCACCCACGCCCGGCCGCCGCATCGACATCACGGTGCAAGCTGCGACCGATCAGGCCCTCACGGTGCTGCTGATGACCTACGGCGTTCTCGTGGCCGGTGAAGCCGGCGTGCGCCCGGCCGATGGCGTGATTCACAGCCACATCGGTGGCGCAGAGCTTGACGGCGTCACACTGGCTGGCAGGTACGCATTCGTGTCCATCGACGAGGGCATCGTCGGCGAGGACCGCACGGCATCCCTGCTTCTCGCGCTGGATCCGCACACCTACAAGGGACCGCCGCTGCGCGTACTTCTCGGGGGTAGCAACTTCGACCCGGATTCTGGAGTCCCCTTCAGTGTTACCGCTGCACAAGCACGGCTCGCTCTGATTGAAGTCGGCAAACTTGACAAGGTTCTTGCCGTGCTTGACGCGATCCCAGACCTGAAAGAGCGCGCAAAGGCAAAAGCTGTATTTGAGTACGCGACTGAGATTCGTCGGAACCATCCGCTGATCGCCGCGCTGCGCCCCGCGTTGAAGATGACTGAAGCGGATATGGATCAGTTGTTTATCCTTGCGCGCACGCTGAACAAGTAACAGACACCGCTAGAACGATGACCTACATCCTGACCGTCGTCATCGCCTCTGGCTCGCTTGGCCTGCTGCCTCATACCCTGCGGTTTGGCGGGTCGGGCGGGGAAGCCGCGTGCTACACCCGTCTGATGGTCGAGTTGGACCGTGCACACCGCCGCGGCGAACGGGTTGTCGAAGCCGAGTGCAAGGTGCGGTAATGAGACTGATGTGTTTCATTGCCCATACACTGGATAAGTAATGGAAAATTACTATGGCGCAAAGTAGCTGGTCGGGTCCGATCTACAGCGCAAATGGGTTCTTTGAAGGAACCCCGCTCGACATCGCCCGTGTAAAGCGCATCATTGCCGGCAACTACAACGCCACTACGGGGGCGCTGGAAAGTTTCGCGTTGCCAAACGGGACTTCGCAGCCTGTTGGTTCGACCACTGCTACGATTGACCTGCAAGCCTCTGTTGTCGTTGACGGAACGACTGATAACACGGCGGTTATCCAAGCCGGGTTGAACGCGGCTGCGGCGCTGAACCCCGACACCGATTCGTACCAACGGCGAAACGCTTCAGTCGTCCTGCCCCAAGGACGTATCTCTTGCGGGCCAATCACCATCCCGGATGGTGTCATGCTCGAAGGGCGCGGCGCGCGGCTTCTCGCGCGTTCCGCAGGCTACCAAGTCACGATGTCGAATGTTAGTGGTATCAGGGACATCATTCTTGATGCCAACGGTATCGCCAACTGCGAAGGGATCAATGTCCCAGCTACGAAGTACGACAACCTGATTGAGTTTGTATTTTTCTGGAATCATTTTGGTAGGGCGATTGTCGATCAAGGTCTCGCTACCTACATGGACCGTATCAACGTCCAGAATGCGCTACTCGGGTACGTTAACGTAGCCTCAACACCGTACACAGGGGCTATCGAACTGCGCGGCAACGATGCGTGGGTGACTCGTTCGGCCTCTGCTACGGCCAACGGTTTCGCGGGTCCAATCACGGCGCACGGCAAAGGCTGTGCTCTGGCGATATTCAACCCGAACAACATGGTCACCAACTTCATTGCGCAGGTTTCTGACATTGGAATTTACATTGGTTCCGGTGCTACTGAGACGACGATGATCGGCTGCCGTGCGGAACTTAATTGGGCGCATGGTGTTGTGGTTGAAGGCGGTAGCGGCATGATTACTGATCTTCGCTGCTTGCGCAACAACCGTTCTAATGGTGGGTACGGTGGGTTTCTACAAAATGGCGGTGCGGAGTTCCTAGTGCGAGGACTCTTCATCAAAGGGCAGGACGCCCCGCCGTACGAAGCGTTTGGTTTGCAGGTCGTAAGTTTCTCCAACTTCCCTACGACCACTTATTACGACCCATATATCCGCGACTGCGTGACTCCGGTCATCGAGACCAATGGCGGGCAGACCACAGTAGTTATTTCGCGTACGGGCAAGCCCGCGCTCATTTCAGGCGCTACGCCCAGCCTTATCCCTAACGGGGTACTCCAGCAAAACTACGAGATGAATAACGCCAGTCCTACGACTGTGACAAACTTCACTGGTGGGGTCCACGGGCAGCAGATCCTCGTGCGTGGAGACGGACAATCCACCGTACAGCACGGCACCAACATCTTTACGACGACTGGCGCGAACAAGCTCCTTGCCAACGGAACCTACTACCGTTTTGTGCGCCGCACCAACAACACCTGGGCCGAGTTCTAGTCATGACGACCCCCATCCGTAAAGCCACAATGGCGTGCAACAAGCCCCGTGCCACGCCCACCCACCCCAAGAAGTCCCATGTCGTCAAGGCGTGCGAAGGTGGCAAGGAGCGAGTCATCCGCTTCGGCGAGCAGGGTGCCGAGACTGCGGGCAAGCCGAAGGCTGGCGAGTCTGAGCGGATGAAGAAGAAGCGTGCGTCTTTTAAGGCGCGTCATAGCGCCAATATTTCTAAGGGCAAAATGTCCGCGGCGTATTGGGCAGATAAAACCAAGTGGTGAAATATGGATCTCGTCGCCGTCTGGAATACCGTCCTTTCAGTTCTCCTAGCCATTGTAGGATTTTTTATGGCGGCGAAGTTCAAGGAGCTTGATCGACTTAGTGTGTTGCTTAACCGCACACGGGAAGAAGTAGCGCGTGACCACATTACGCGCAATGAGTTTAGACAGGATATGCGCGAACTTCTTGAGCGGTTTGATCGCCTTGAGAACAAGATCGACATGCTGAAAGCGGGCTCTCCGCAGTGAGGTGAATATGGCTACGAAACCTGAAGGCGGCCGATTCGACGAAGACACCTACAAACGCGCTTACGAGTTCGTCAAGCGCGGCGGGGAGTCCAAGGACGAGCCCAAAGCCCCTGCGCCCAAGAAGCCGGCACCGAAGGCGCCTGACCGCCCCGCAACGCGCAACACCCCCCGTGCTACGGATACTGGTGACGAGACTGAGCGGCTGCGCGCACGCGCTCCGGCCCCTACCCCGGCGCCGACCAAGACGGGCCGTGCGGAGATCCCTGGCGATTCGGACGAGCGCAACAAGGCGCCTGCGGCCAAGGACAGCGAGTCGGCGGGCCTGACGAACACTGAGCGGGTGTTGTTGACGACGGCGAGCGCTCTGCCCCAAATCGGACGTGGCCTGCGCGCCCTGCGTGGCGCGGGTGAAGCCTCCCGCACGATGACTCCCGCGTTCCGTGCACTGCCGGCGCCTACCAAAGCCCTGCCGGCGCCTACCAAAGCCCTGCCGGCTCCCGCGGCGACCAAAGCCCTGCCGGCTCCCACCAAAGCCCTGCCGGCTCCCGCGGCAAGAGAAGCTGCCTCTGAAGCCCCGAAGCTCCTTACCGGTCCAATGAAGGCGCTCCCTGCGCCCGCTCGTGCGGCCGAGGCCGCCAAGCCCGCCGCTGAAGCCGCCAAGGCGGCGCCGAAGAAAGGCCCGCCACGGATGAGTACTCGCGGCACCAAGAAGCCCAGTGAGTCTCCGGCTGTCAAGCAGCGTCGCATGGCTGACGAAGCCCGCGAGCGGGCGTACGATGAGCGCCGTGCCTCTGACATGGAAGCCGGCTTCAAACGCGGCGGTGCCGTCAAGGGCTACAAGGCTGGGGGTTCTGTTCGTGGCGACGGTATTTGCAGTCGCGGCAAAACCAAAGGAAGGTTCGTGTAATGCGCGCATCCCGTGGCATGGGTTGTATGAACCCGCAAAAGCTCCCTGGCACGAAGCGGTTCGCCAAGGGCGGCGAGTCTCGCGTCAACGAGGCGGGCAACTACACGAAGCCCGGGATGCGCAAGAGCCTCTTCGAGTCCATCAAGGCTCGTCCGGTGCAAGGTACCGCCGCAGGCCAATGGAGTGCCCGCAAAGCGCAGCTTTTGGCGAAACAGTATAAAGCTAAGGGTGGGGGTTACAAATGAAAGCCCCCCAGAAGTCCCTTCAAGACTGGACAGCGCAGAAGTGGCGTACTAAGTCTGGTAAGCCGTCGTCCAAGACGGGCGAGCGGTACCTGCCCGAAGCCGCGATCAACGCCCTGACCCCTGCCGAATACGCAGCCACTACCCGTGCGAAACGGGCCGGTAAGGCTGTTGGTAAGCAGTTCGTCAAACAGCCGCCTAAAGTGGCGGCTAAAACCGCGAGGTATCGATGATGGCTGAAAAGTGGATTCAAAAAGCGATCAAAAAGCCCGGCGCGTTGCGTAAAGCTCTCGGCGCCAAAGAAGGACAGCCCATCCCCGCGAAGAAGCTCGCCACCGCCGCAGCGAAGCCGGGGAAGATGGGGCAACGTGCGCGCCTTGCGCAGACGTTGAAGAAACTGGGGAAGTAAATGCCTACCTCTGGCACCACCAATTTTAACCTCGATCTGAACGAGATCGTCGAAGAGGCATTCGAGCGGTGTGGTGCCGAACTCCGCACGGGCTATGACCTGCGTACTGCGCGACGGTCTTTGAACCTACTGTTCGCAGACTGGGCCAACCGTGGCGTAAATTTGTGGACTGTCGCTACTGATACGATTCCGCTCATTAAAGGTGTCAGTAACTACACGCTCCCTGCCGATACGGTGGATCTTCTGGAGCACGTCATTCGGACCGGTGCGGGCAACGTCTCGACTCAGGTTGACCTGACCATCACGCGGATCAGCGTGAGCACGTACTCGTCCATCCCCAACAAACTCCAGCAGGCGCGGCCGATCCAGGTGTGGGTGAACCGGCAGGCGCCGGACCCCGAGATCAACGTGTGGCCCACGCCGGACCAGACGGGCGTCTACACCTTCGTCTACTGGTACCTGCGCCGCATCCAGGACGCAGGCGCGGGCGGCGGTTACACCCAGGACATCCCCTTCCGGTTCCTCCCCTGCCTCGTCTCGGGCCTCGCATATTATCTCGCGCTGAAGATCCCCGGTGCGATGGACCGCCTGCCTATCTTGAAAGAGCAGTATGACGCAGACTGGGATAGGGCGAGTTCGGAAGATCGGGAAAAGGCCGCGGTTCGGTTCGTACCACGCCAACAGTTCATTAGTTAATCATGGCTAATCGCTTCGCTAATGGCGCGAAAGCCTTCGGTTTTTGTGATTTGTGTGGTTTTCGATTTCAGCTAAAAAAGCTCAAAAACCTCACGGTCAAGACGAAACAGACGCAGATCAAGGCGTGCCCTCAGTGCTGGACCCCGGACCATCCACAGCTTCAGTTGGGGATGTACCCAATCAGCGACCCGCAGGCCATCCGCGATCCACGCCCTGATACGAATACTTGGTTCGTGCCAAGTGGTAGCCGCGTCATTGAATGGGGCTGGAACCCTGTAGGTGGCGCTAAAGACTTCGATAGTCCACTGACACCAAATGCGTTGGTGGGCGTTGGAGAGGTAGGCAGCGTAACTATTGCATAGGAGTGATCATGAAAGACATGAAGATGATGAAGCCGGCTAAGGCCGCGGTCCACAAGCACGAGCGTGCGATGCACCCTGGTAAGCCGTTGACCCCGATGAAGAAGGGCGGTATGGTCAAGACTTCTTGTGGTATGGCGAAGGGTGGCGCAGTCAAGGTGCGCGGTACCGGAGCCGCCACGAAGGGCAAGATGGCCCGTGGCCCGATGGGTTGACCGTGGACTACACCGCACTCAAGACCGCTGTTGAAGACTCCGTCGAGAATACGTTCTCGGCGGATAACTTTGCTTTGCTCACTAAGCTGGCAGAGCAGAAGATTTACAACACGGTCCAGCTTCCGAATTTGCGGAAGACGGCGACGCCTACGCTTACCATTGGGAACCGGTACGTCAACCTGCCGACTGACTTCCTGGCGGTGCACAGCTTCGCCGTAGTGCTTACTTCTGGCGCGTATGAGTTCCTCCTAAATAAAGATGTGAACTTCATGCGGGAGTCTTATCCGAATCCAACCGTTACGGGCACGCCTCGGTATTACGCGCTCGACGGCACTTCCACACCGCTTGTTCAACAGGCCATCCTCGGTCCTACGCCGTCTGCGGCCCTGGCGACGGAACTCAATTACTTCTACTACCCCGAGAGCATCGTTACCGCTACGAACACTTGGTTGGGTGACAACTTTGATTCTGTGCTCTTCAACGGGGTCATGGTCGAAGCTGCGCGGTTCATGAAGCAGGAGCCCGACATCGTTGCGATGTACACCAACCAGTTCAACGACTCCCTGCTGTTGTTGAAGAACTTGGGCGACGCTAAGAACCGTCAGGACTCCTACCGCTCGGGACAGACACGGGGGAAGGTGGGCTAAATGACAATCGAACAGGGGCTCTGTTCCTCGTTTAAACGCGAGTCTTGGCAGGCCATTCACAACCTGGAAGTCGATAGCATCAAGGTGGCGCTCTATACGAGCGCCGCTTCACTTGGTCCCGCTACGACCGTCTATTCGACGACCAATGAGGTCACGGGCGCTGGCTACACGGCTGGCGGTCTGGTGTTGACCGGTGCTCAGGTGGTCTTGTCCGGCACCACTGCCTATGTCACGTTCAACAACGCAACGTGGTCGGGGGCTTCGTTCACCGCGCGTGCGGCGCTGATCTACAACTCATCCAAGGCGAACCGGGCGATTGCCGTGCTGAACTTCGGCTCTGACAAGCTCGCCAGCGGGACGTTCACGATCCAGATGCCTGCGGCCACGGCTACCTCTGCACTGATCCGTTTTAGGTGATATATGCCTGCATATTCTAACAGTCTTCGATTGGTTTTGCCGGCAGCCGGTGAGTATCCCGGCACTTGGGGTACTCAGGTCAACAACGGCATTACGTCACTGGTAGACACCGCTATCGCTGGCACCGCGACGATTACGGTGGGCGGGTCGGACTACACCTTGTCGGCGGTCAACGGCGCGACTGATGAAGCTCGTGCGATGGTGCTGCGCCTGACCGGCACCCCCGGTGCCTCCCGCAACATTATTTGTCCGGCAGTTAGTAAGCTCTACATTGTCAGCAACGGCACCAGTTTTGCGCAGACGCTCAAGACCGCAGCGGGCACGGGGGTCTCTGTAGAGTCCGGCTTCACCGCGTTTTTGCGCTGCGACGGGACCAATGTCGTCCACGCTGTTACACAGCTTGGTACTACAAGAATCGGTACTATAAGCGGGGATGTAACTGTTAGTGGTAACGCGACTGTTAGTGGTCAGGTTCTAACCAGTGATGTTTATTCTGCCGGGGCTTTGCGGGTTGGGGCTTCTAATGCCGGAGGGGTGGACATTGAAATCGGCGGTGCCGACTGCCTAAACATCCGGCAGATCGCGGGGTCTGTCCGCACCATCCTATCCGCGGCCAACAGCAACAACTCGATCACGCTGAGTCAGGCTACTAATAGCTGTTCTATTGTTACTAATAATAGTCCTCGAATTTTTGCGGATGGTAGCGGCAACGTAGGTATTGGTAACCTCGTACCTAGCGCGAACCTACACATCGGCGATGCCAGTTCCGGCTCACGAGTTCTAGCGTTCTCTAACACCGCAGTTTCCGCAGCTACGGTTGATTTCCGAGGCGCGGGTGCCGCGTTTTCGGGTGGCTGGATTCAGTACGACTCCAATACGGGCGCGATGCGGCTGGCTACGGCTGGTGCAGAACGTGCACGCATCAACAGCAGCGGAAGCCTTTTGGTCGGTGGATCTACCGACGTTTATCCGACAGCCAATCGCGGGATTGTGCAGGTTGAAGGTACGTCGCAATCACTGTTCGGGATGGTCGTCAATGGCTCTGCTGCTGCTTATATCTTGCACGACGGCACGAACATTGATGTCTGGCAGTCGCGCAATGGGTACATGCGTTTTGCGACGAACAACGCCGAGCGGATGCGGATTGCTTCCGGTGGCAACGTAGGGATCGGCACGACAACGCCGGATTGGAAACTTACGATATCCGATGGCGTTACGACTGGCGGCATCATGCCGATTTCTAGCACCCTTTACATCGGGACGATTAGTAACAACCCAGTCCAGTTCCGCACGAACAATGCGGATGTGATGGCGCTTACTGCTAGTGGTCAAGTATTGGTAAACACCACTACTGCCCTTGACGCCAATTACAAGTTCCACGTCGATAGCACAACTAGCGCGGGAATTTTTCGTGTATCTTCTATCACTAATTATCCCGTCGCGCTATGGAGTAGCCCGACTTCTGGCGACAACCTCTTCGCCGGATTCTTCACGGAAGGCGCGGCTACTGGGCGTGGCTCCATCTCGTACAACCGTGCTGGGGGTCTCGTTGCCTACAACACCACGTCGGACTACCGTGCCAAAGACATCCTCGGACCAGTTACCGACGCTGGCGCAGTCGTTGACGCGCTGAAAGTCTATCGCGGCCGGATGAAGGGTGCCACGATTGAGCGGCCGATGTTGGTCGCGCATGAAGCGCAGAAGTACGCCCCCTACGCGGTAACTGGCGATAAAGATGACGTAAATGAAGACGGCACTCCGAAGTACCAACAGATGGACGTGTCTGCGCTGGTGCCGCTGCTGATCGCCGAGATCCAGTCTCTTCGCGCTCGCGTTGCCGCTCTCGAATCCGACAACAAGTAAGCCATGAACTTCGACACTGCGTTCGATGTGCTGCTGAAGCACGAGGGTGGGTTCTCGGATCACGCGGCCGATCCTGGCGGCAAGACTCGTTTCGGGATCACCGAGGCGGTTGCGCGGGCCAACGGCTACTCGGGCGACATGCGTGAACTCCCCCTGGCCCGTGCCAAAGACATCTACCGTGCCGAGTACTGGGCGCGCGTACGTGCCGAGGAACTACCCCCTGCCGTCCGCTACGCGGTCTTCGATGCTGCGGTGAACTCAGGCGTGGGGCAGTCTGTTCGGTGGCTTCAGCGGGCGCTGGGCGTGGCTGACGACGGGCGCCTCGGTCCTGTGACTCTTGCCGCTGCCCATGCGGCGAACCCTGTGGCGCTCCGCGCCCGTATGGTGGCGCTTCGCCTCCATTTCCTAACCTCCCTGGCTACGTGGTCCGCGTTTGGCCGTGGGTGGACCCGTCGCTGTTGCGACATCTTGACTATGTGAGGCTTATATGAACGCTACTATTGTTGCCGCTGTTGTCCGCCACATCCTGACCGCCCTCGCTGGTGGTTTCGCCGTTAGGTACGGCGTGGATGGTGGCACTATGGACGCTATCATCGGGGGTGCCGCCGCTGCCGCTGGTCTTGGCTGGAGCCTCTTTGACAAGCGTGCCCTGGACAAGCGGAAGTAATTTAGATCGTCCGTAAGACTGCCATGCCGCTGAAAAAGTTACTACTCAGGCCCGGAGTCAACCGAGAAAACACTCGGTATACGACCGAAGGGGGCTGGTACGAGTGCGATAAAATTCGCTTTCGTCAAGGCACGCCTGAGAAAGTAGGCGGCTGGCAGCAGATTAGTGAGGCCCAATTTCTTGGGGTATGCCGGTCGCTCTGGACCTGGAACACAAACGCTTTTGCTAAGTACATAGGTGTTGGTACCCACCTAAAGTACTACGTCACCCTGGCAGGGGGCGGCACGTACGACGACATCACGCCGATCCGCAAGACGACGAATCCGATGGGGGCCAACCCCTTCACGGGGAACGGCACTGCGGTGGTCACAGTCACGGATGCCGGCCACGGCTGCAACATGGGGGATTTCGTCACCTTCAGTGGCGCTACCGGTACCTACGCATCCACGTTCAACGCTGAATTCCAAGTCACTGTAGTAGACGCGAACTCCTATACGATTACTACCGGGACCACGATTGCCGCGGGGTCTTACGGGGGTGCAGCGGTCGTCGCTAACTACCAGCTTAATGTTGGAAACGAGCTACAAGTTTCGATCTCTGGTTGGGGCGCAGGGGGGTGGGGGCTCGGTGCATGGGGCACTGGTGATACGTCCTCTGCACCCCTCCGTATCTGGAACCACGCCAACTTCGGCGAAGACCTGATCTACGGCCCCAAGAACGGTCCGATGTACTACTGGGACGCTTCGGCTGGCACATCCACGCGCGGGGTCGCGCTCACTTCGCTTGCCGGCGCGGCCGACGTACCCGCGGTGCAGACTGTATTGGCGGTGTCGGATGCGTCGCGCTTCGTCTTCGCCTTCGGCTGCAATGACTACGGCACGCTGGTGCAAGACCCCAT